AAATAAAACACAAGGATTAGAAATGCCAACCACAGTACAATTTAGACGAGGAACTACTACCCAGAACAATGCGTTTACTGGAGCGAATGGTGAGATCTCTGTCGACACTGATATAAAAACTCTCCGACTGCATGATGGTACAACTGGTGGTGGTTCAGCTACTCTAATGAACACCACCATTGCTCAGACTGCGTTAAATAAAACTTTCAGTAGTGGTTGTGTGTGGACTGGTAATGCAGTTGGTTTAGCATATGGTGGTACTGGATCTTCATTATCTGCAGTTCAAGGTGCTGTTCCTTATTGCGGTGCTTCTGGATTGGGTTTATCTGCTGCTGGTACTTCTGGTCAGGTTTTAGTTTCTGGTGGTACATCTTCTCCAGTTTGGGTTAATGCTTCCTCATTAACCACTGGTGTTGCTACTACTGC